CAGCCACCATGTGGCTAGTTGTGAATTGAATCACCATTTCATCGGCGTATTGTAAACACGGAAGTTTTGTAGTTGATCTCTGTAAAAGCATCAGCCACAATTAGAGGTACTTCTTGGTCATGTCTATAACACCAATTCGGGGGTTCAGGGTAATCACCATAAACCACATAATCTCTTCCAGTGCTGACCCACGAAGAGGGAAACCGGATGCTGTCGAGATCCACCGGAAGCAAATCTCGCCTGTCTTTTCGGTCATAGATCGTTTCTATATCAATCTGGTCAGTTGTACTCAGTCCAAATTTCTTCTGCATCAACAATCGAGTTGACCAAGGAACTTCACGTCGGTGAACCTCGACGTTCGAACTTCCAAAGAATTCCAGAGCCTTGAGGTACTGCCGGCGTTGATAATCATCAACATGCCGACTATTGATATAGGGAAGGGGGTTTATACCTGACGTCACACGGCACCCGTACAGAGCTACACTCTGAACTACAGGACAAGAGGGATACTGATACAGGTACGATAGACTTTTTGCTCTGAGCAGACTGAGCAACTTGGTCGGCTTTGCGTCGTGGTATCTACCGCTGGCCCAGGCCAACTTGCAAATAAGCAACAACGCATCGGTTATGTTGACACGATCTCCTGGATCAAAGACTATGCCACAAAACCCCGCCTCTGCTATAGTATCATAATACTCCAACTCAGCACGGAACCCCATGTTTTTAAAATCGTGCTTGGTGGGTGGATCACCGTCGTCGTTCCAGACAAGAAGGGCGTCATCGCCTTCTATCACTATCCGGAGGTCAGTTATGCCTCTTTGCTCAAACAGGAACCTCTGTATTAGCAGGTTCATCATCCCATTTCCCAGACTCGTGTCCATTTCACCGGATAGGAGTTTAGCAACCACCGTCATCGTAAAGTTCTGATTTTTACATTTATTTACTCCAGAACTGGTATTTGACAGGTGATTGTGGGCCCAACGGGCAATTTGAGTGTGCAGATCTTGCATAACAATCATATACAACTTGATCTTCAGATCCATCAATTTTTTGACGAAAAGCGATTCATATGATTTGAAATCGCTTTCAGCGGTCTTTGCGCCTTCAGGCCGAAGGTGCTCCATGATAAAATCTGGACGTTCACGTACGGGAACGAATTTGATAAAAGGACAATAAGATCCAGGGCCTTCGTGGTGCATAATCTTCTCCGAGAGTTTCGCTACAAGCGGTCCGAACAACACTTTCGTATAGTCACTACGAGCGTTAATCAGGCGAGGATACTTGTATGCGGCGTAGG